ATGTTACCGTAGATGGAAACCTTACACCTTTATCTTGCCTCCTCCAACATCGCCGTTATACGCGAAAATTCGTATCTGCTGGCGTTGGTGATTTTCTTGGTTATATGCCTCGCCCTTCTGCTAGCGTTTCGTCGTGGTCTTATTTTGATTGTAAGAAGAGTATCAATTACAACTACACGATTCCTCGATACTATCTTAGGTATCTTAAATCAGAAGACGAGGTTACGCGCTCGATTGCCGCTGCTGATGCTTATGCACATTTTAGCAGGTCTTCTCTGGTTAAGCGTATTGTGTCTTTGTGTGTTGAACGGTTCGGTCTCAATTCCGCCGTATCCCGTAGAGCGTCATATGCTTGGGAGCAAAAGCAAATAATGCGTTTCGCCGCGTCCTCTCGGAAGATGCCCGATTTTGACCCTCCTGCTTGGTTAGATCAAGATATTCTTCAGTTTTGGAGAGATCATTATAAACTTCAACTAAACATTTAATTTATGGGAAAACAACCTTTTATCTCACACGCCGTAAATGGCTACTCTCGTTATGATGTTCCTGAGAGTAAGGCCTTTACGTGCACACCGGGTATTCTGTATCCGGTGCGAATCGATTTTATTAACGCTCGTGATCGTGTGTCTATTGAGCAAGGCATTGACGTTCGGAGTAATCCGCTTGCTGTTCCGACATTTAACCCTTATACTATTCGACTCCACCGTTTTTGGGTGCCGCTTCAGTTGTATCATCCTGAACTTCGAACGAATAGCAGCAAGTTCGACATGAATGGCTTGAGTCTTAATTGGATCAACGCAGTTCCAGGAATCCCTTCGTCTGGCGCGACTCCTGCTGTTACTTCAACCTTCCCTAATTCGCTTATGTATTGGCTGCGCGTGTCTAACCGTTCGGTTGATTTTACTACGCCTGCCTCAACTTCCGGCGTTGTCCTCCCTTCGAGTGTTACAGGAGGTATTTGGGCTAACGCTGATACGTATCTTGCTTATTGGGATATCGTTCGAAATTATTACGGCTATTCGCAGTGGGGACTCTATTCCTTTGCTTGGCCCGCTTCTTGGTATTATACCGTAACAAACCGCTCTACCTCCTCCAATGGCACCTACGTTTTTAATTCGAATGCTTCGGACTCGTATTTTACTCAACGTTATGGTAATCTTGAGTTCCTTGATGCTTATTTCGAGAGTCAATTTTATCCCGCAGCTGTAGGGTCTTCCAATAATACCTATTGTCGCTCTGCTTTGCTTCGGCAGATTATCGCCTCCGATATTTCCTCTTCTGGTTCTGCTGCTGGTGCTTCCGGTGACGGCTATCCGGTTTCGTCTCAACCAACCGCGCTTCATATCTGGGGAACGATGGCTCCCCTTGATCAATTTAGTTCGTGCGACGATACAAAGGGTCTCGCTGAGCCTATTATTTTCAATCTTGCTCATCCGCTAGCCGTCATCCCGTCTAATCCTGATCGATTTAGTCGGCTCCTTCCTATTGGTAGTAGTTCTGCTGTTTCGATGACTGGCGTTCAAACCATTCCGCAGTTGGCTATTGCTTCTCGTCTCCAGGAATATAAGGATTTGCTTGGCGCTGGCGGCTCTCGCTATAGTGATTGGCTGGAGACTTTTTTTGCCTCTAAAATTGAGCACGTTGATCGCCCGAAACTTCTCTTTAGCGCTTCTCAGACTATTAACGTACAGGTTATTATGAATCAAGCTGGATTCAACAACTTTGGCGGCGATTCGTCCATGGGTCCCCTTGGCCAGCAGGGAGGTGCTATCGCCTTTAATGATCGTCTTGGTCGCCGACAGTCTTATTACTTCCGCGAACCTGGTTATTTGATTGATATGCTGAGTATTCGACCTGTTTATTTCTGGTCGCAGATTAAGCCTGACTACTTGAATTATCGAGGTTCTGATTATTTCAATCCAATCTACAATGACATAGGGTATCAGAGCGTACCTAATTGGCGTTTCGGTAATCTTGTTGGCGGTGTCGTCGAGACGACTTTCTCGCAAGAGCCCTGCTTTAATGAGTTTCGGTCCTCTTATGATGAGGTTTTAGGTCAAATTTCTTGTACCGCTGGAAATGTTGGCGGTCGAGCTCTTTATGCTTATTGGGTGCAGCAGCGTCAGTTGAATTGGAGCGCCTATTGGCCTTCGAAGGCTGATTATGCGCCTGCCCTTTTTGTCGATTTGTCGCAGGTTAATTCTCCTTTTCTTTCCAATGCAGAGGACAATTTCTTTGTGAATATGTCTTATGCTGTCCAGAAGAAGAATCTTATTAATAAAACCTTTGCAACCCGTTTGTCTAACCGTTAATATTACATTTTATGGCATTAGATTGGATGATTGAAGATCGCGAAGATTATATTTCTCGTGGTCAGCGTATTTTGTCTGTCCTTGATGGCTCAGGTTCTGTTGATGTTCTCCCTGGCCGTCCGGACGTGACGGTCGAGCCTTCTGATTTTGAGAAGGGCGAGAAGTTTAACCCTGATATCGACTTTGATCCTAATTCGTTTTCCCGAATGGATAAGTTTGACGGTCTCGAAGTTGGACAGGAACTTATTGATTCAATGATCGATAAGGCTAAACCTACTTCGAATCCCTCTGATCCTGAAGAAAAATAGTATATCCTTTACTTGACGATATATGCTACGTGCGCGGACCCCTCTTGCAAGAGTTCGTGAATTGCTAGAGGTTATTGGTAACGACTGCGGGAGAGGCCGCGTATTTTTCTATCGTTCTTTAAATTCTACTACTATGTCTGATATCAAACAACCGTTTTATAAGTCGAAGGCGTTTTGGACGCTTGTCTCGTCTATCGTTGCTGCGTTGGCTGCCTTTTTTCTCGCTTCGTGTTCTGCGCAAGCTAAGATTGCTCGAGCAGGTGTTCATATTGATACTGTTCGTGTAGACTACATTATTCGCTCGAACAACTTTACGCTTCCGTAATATGCAACTCATTGATTTTAAGTCCTACGTCGAGCCCATCTCCACGGGTGCTATACTTGGAGCTGCCGGTATTTCCGCTGGCGGTCAGGTCGCCTCCAGTCTTTTCAAGCCTAGTTTGAAGCGTCAGTGGAAGTACCAGCAGAAGCAGATGAAATTGCAGCAGCAGTATGCCCTTGAACAGATGCAGAAACAAGGCGAGATTAATTATGCTAACTGGCAAAAGCAGTTTGACTATGAGAACGCCTACAACGACCCTTCGAAGGTTTTTAACCGTTATCTTAAAGCCGGTATTTCGCCCGCTGCTGTTCTTGGCTCTTCGGGCGTTGGCGTCAACGCTACCATGTCCGGCGGCTCTGCTGGTTCTGTAGGCGCTTCTGGCCCTTCCGGTGGTTCTTTTGACTTCTCCAGCCCTCTGCCTCCTGGCGTTGGCTCTTCCGCTGCTGGAGTTGCCCTTGATGCCATGGGTATCAATTCGACCATTGAGCGCAATAAGGCTGCCGCTGATCGTGATGAGGCGGAGGCTCGTTCTATTGATGACCAGAATGTTGGCAATCAACTTTATACTGCTATGGCTCACGCCCGTGTAGCTCTTGATGATGCTATCACTAAACATAATCTAGCCGCTCGTGATGTTCTTAAGGTTCAAGAGGATATAGAAAAGAATAATCGATTTATCTCCGATACCACTCTTCTGAGTTCCGTTGATGAAAAGAAGAATCAAGCCGCTTATGTTGCTGCATTAGTTAAGCGTTTGGGTATTGAGAACGATAATTTGGGTGCACTCATGTCTGCTCAGGCCTTCATGATGAACACCCAGGGCGTACTCAATCAGATTCTTGGCGAGCAGTCTCGTGAGGTGATTGAATCTCTTCGTCTCAATAATCTTGATTCTGCCTATGAGCTTTCGCGTAATTGGGATAAGCGCTTTGATATTGAAATTCCGAATCCTCAGTACGAAAATAATCTTCGTAGTTCTAATCCTATTACTCGCGGTAATCCTGGCTCTAGATCTTTTAAGGTTTCGATGTCTCTTAAAGACTTTTACGATAAGACCGTTATAAATCAGGCGAATGCTTCTGAGTTTCTTCCCGAACAGGCTCGCATTGCCCTTCGTAACGCAAAACTTGACCCGTATATTGAAATCTCAAAAGCTTTGGTTAGTGTTGCGGGTAGCGTTGCCGGCGCTGGTATTATACGAGGTGGGATGTCTCGTGCCGCTGGCACTATTTCCGCTGGCGGTTCTTCCAGCAATTCCGCTGGTTCTTCACTCACAACTCGTTACGACTCGAAAGGAAATCTTGTCGGTTACGCTAAAACAGAGATGACTCGCGGCACTCACTCGAGCTCATACAATACTACTCGAAAGTTTCATTAGGATTGTTGATTTTTTTTGTATTTTAGATTTTTTGTTGTTATATTTGCGCTGTAAACCAATAACCGTATTTTTATGAAAAAGAGCAAAAGTTCCAAAGTCGACAAGCTGGCGATTGATGTTGTAGAATATGCATTCGTTGAGTGGCTTATCCGTCGAGGAATATTTACCGCCTATAGGGCGAACTATAGCCTCCCCGTTACGCCTCGGAAAACCTTTCGAGACTGTTTGCGTGATTTAATCCGATATGTCTATTGTTCGCCTAGCCTTGGCCCTGAGTCTCTTATCTCCGCTGCTTTTCTGTTTGATTCAACTCCTGAGGGTTACGAATTCTGGGTTAAGCATTCCGACGCCTGGAAGTGTTTTTACAATGAACTTTAACTAAAACATTAAATTATATTATTATGACACAGGTTCATATCGTTTTCCGCCGTATTAATCCGGCTCTTAAGGTCGATTTTGTTCAGGTAGGCTGTATTAAAGATGAACAATTTTCGACATTGCCTCTTGATGTTCTTGAACATACTCCCGTTCCTGAGTTTGTAGAACATTCTAGTATCTCCGCTTCGCCTTATATCAATCATTGTCAAATTCCTAGCCTTATAGAGGCCCTGATTGCGTATCCCGACTTTTCGATTGATTTCTTTGATAATACACTTATTCTTATTTTTAGCACTGATTTGACTCACAATGAAAGCTCGTCGAAAGAAGAAGGGGAAGGGCACTAGAGTAGTGACCCGCCCGCTTGGTGGAAGAGTCCTTTAACTCGCTGAGCCCCAGGAGATTCCCCCCCTCCTGCGGGTTCTTTTTTGTTCACCGGTTTACCGGTATATCTCAAACGAAGTGGAGCCACGGAGGCCGAAGACGCGTAGCGTCCCAGCCGTTAAGGCTGTCGGCCGGCGAAACGTAGTAATTGTCGTTAAGTAATATTTTTAGATTATGGATTATTTTGATTTCAGACCTAGATTCTCCCCCATTGTTAATAGTATTTCTTATCGCTACTCTATTGGCGCATACCGTGGCAAAAAGCGCGTCGTTATCGCTTGGTTTGCTGACAAGATTCCTGCGATTGATTATCTTGTTCGCTGTCGCCGTACTAACCCTTATATTAAGTTCGATTGTCTTCAAAGTATCTTTTAATGGCCTGCTCATCTCCCATATGGATACGGAATCGTCGTTATTTCGACAAGAAAAACCCTTGTCGTGATGGTTCTGATGTCGCCAAGTCGGCTTTAGCTCTTTATCCCTGGGACGTCGCCCGCCAGTGGCTGTTGGTTCCTTGTGGAAAGTGTGAAGACTGCTTGCGTCGTCTGCGTAATGATTGGTTTGTTCGTCTTGAGCGTGAGCTTGCTTGCTGTAAGTCCGAGTCTCGGCAGGCTATTTTTATTACGATAACAATATCACCGAAGTATTACGATGAAGCATTGCTAGAGCCTTCTAAGTTTATCCGACGATGGAATGAGCGTATTCGCCATAAGATCGGCCACTCCTTTAAACATGCGTTTTTCCAGGAGTTTGGCACCCATCCAGAAACAGGATCAGCTCCACGCCTTCATTTCCATGGTTTTCTCTTTGGAACTGATTGTATGTACAATGAGATCCGATCAGCTGTCCGTGACCTTGGTTTCGTGTGGTTGGCGAAAGCAACTCACAAGCGTGCCCGCTACTGCGTAAAGTATGTTACTAAACAAATTCAATTTAATCCCGAAGAAATTTCGGATAAATATGTTACCGTAGATGGAAACCTTACACCTTTATCTTGCCTCCTCCAACATCGCCGTTATACGCGAAAATTCGTATCTGCTGGCGTTGGTGATTTTCTTG